GGCTAATTGCTATAAAGTAGGAGGAGAAGATGAATAGAGAGATAAAGTTTAGAGGAAAAAGTATAATGAATAATACTTGTGGAGACTGGTTGTATTCTTCAGGAATAAAATACGGAGATGATGTTGAATTAATGTATTGCGATGAAGATACATCTGAAGAATGGAATTACATAGATAAGAAAACAGTAGGACAATACACAGGACTACACGATAAAAAAGGAAAAGAAATATATGAAGGAGATATAGTTAAATACAGAGATAGCAGAGGACAACATATTGAAAAAGTAATATTTGATAAAGGTTGTTTTTATGCAGGGATGCACTGGGGAAGTTCAACAAGAGTAGCACCAAAACTAATTAATCCAAGAATAACAGAAGTAATCGGAAATGAAGTCGATAATCCAGAATTATTAGGAGGCAAATAGATAAATGTATTATTGTTTATTTGAACAAAGCGGAACATTTAAAAAAGAATTTAAAAAACTTCGGGTATGAAGCGATAGATTATGACATACAAAATGAATTTAATGAAACAGATGTAGTAATAGATTTATTTAAAGAAATAGAAAAAGCATATAACAAAGAAGAAAATATATTTGATAACATAACAGAAAAAGATACAATATTAGCATTTTTTCCTTGTGTACGTTTTGAAGACCAAGTGCAGATGCACTTTAGAGGAACAGCATTTCAACAAAAGAAATGGACAGATGAGCAGAAATTAGAAAATGATTTAAAACTACATAAAGAATTAGATTTAATGTATGAAACAATAACAAAATTAGCAATAGTGTGTATTAGAAAGAATATACCGCTAATAATAGAGAATCCGTATTCAACAACACATTATTTAACAAAGTATTGGGCTATACCAAGTAAGATTATAGATAAAGACAGAACTTTACGTGGAGATTACTACGAAAAGCCAACACAATACTGGTTTATAAATTGCGAACCGAAATACAATATGATTTTAGAAGCATATGCCTGGAATAAAAAGAAAATTATTAATGATGTAAAAAGTAAAACAGAAAGAAGTTTAATATCAAAAGAATATGCAAACAGATTTATAAGAGAATTTATAGTAGATGTAAAGGGGTAAATAAGATATGAATGATGTTGATTTTTATCTATTTGATTTAAAGAGCAAATTTAATAAGATAAATCCAAACGAATACTATTTGAGTTATTCTGGTGGAAAAGATAGTCACTTTCTTTACTGGTTCATAAAAGAATATGCACATATAGATAACATAGAAGTAGTCGGTTGCAATACATATATGGAACACCCAGAAATTAGAGATAGAATTTATAAAAATAGTGATAGAGTATTACTACCAGCAATGAAACCGTTTGAAGTCAAAGAAAAATATGGTATTCCATGCTTTTCAAAAGAACAAGATTTCTACATATATTATTATCAAAACGCATTGAGAAAAAATAAAGAACCGTCAAAAACTGTAATGCAAAAAATAAATGGAACTTATGAAAAAGGATTTAGTGGAATTAGTAAAAAGGCTAGAGAATATGTCTTGTCTGGAAATGGACATAAAATAACACATCTATGTTGTTATTATCTAAAGAAAAAGCCATTTCACGATTATGAAAAAGAAAGTGGCAAAAAAGCAATTTTAGGTATTAGAAATACAGAAAGTGCTTTAAGAAAAAAACAATATCAAAGTTGTTTTACAAAGGATAAAAAGTTTACACCGATTTGGGATTTAACAGATGAATTATTAGAAAAAATAATAAAACAATACAATATTGAAGTACCAGAAGTTTATAAAAAAATTAGTAGGACAGGTTGTATGGGGTGTCCATATCGGTTCATATAAGCATGAAACAGAAAAAGAATTAGAGTTAATAAATGAGAAACAGAAGAAATTTGTGTATGAATTATTTAAAGAAAGTTATGAAGTACTTGGCATAGGAGGTGTTTTAAGTGAAAGAAGATAGTTTAGAAATATATATGGAATTGTTAGAAAATTTAATAGAATATTCTGAAAATTTTTATAAACAAAATGGAAGAAGCCCAATATTTTTAAGAAAAAATCAAGTAGCACTAAAACATATTTTATCAGATTATAAAAGAGTATTAAAAGATAATGAAGAATTTAAAAGATTACATATACAAGATAATAAACATTTGGATTTTATAATGTAGCATAGTATTTCAGCTCAAAAAGTAAAAGACAAGATAGAACATTATCAAAAATTACAAGACAATTATATTGAGAAATATGATGAAATAAACGAAGGTTTACAAGCAATGATAAATGCTTTACAAGAACTACTAGAAGGGAGAAAATAAAATGAAAGTAATTGATTTATTGAAAAAAATAGAAAAGGGAGAAAATATACCCCAAAAAATAAAAGTATATCAAGAAATATTTGAATGGGATATACTAGAACATTACTATGAAAGAAGCAACGGAGATGATTTATTAGAACTTTGTACAATATTTAATACTGGAGAATTATTAAGTATGGAAGTTGAACTAATAGAAGATGAAATAGATATAGATAGTATAATCGAACTTGAAGAATTTGAATTAGACCAGTTTGTAACAATGGATAAAAATGAGAGATTTGATAGAACAATGATAGAATATTCTAAGATAAATCAATTAGTACAAGCAGTAAAACAACTAAATAAAAAAGTAAAAGAGTTGAAGGAGGGTAAATAAAATGAGTGCTGATGAGATGTTTAAAGAATTAGGATATGAAAAATATGATAATCATCCAGAAGAAGAAAAACCAGAAGTAAACAAATGGACAACACAAGATTGTAGAGTTATTGAATATAAACAATCAGAAACAATAAGAGGAGAGTTGTATACTTTATATATTAGATTTCATGTAGTAGGTGAAAGAATAGAAATAGGAGCAAATAAAAGACCACAAGAGATTAGAACAATGTCATTGAAAGTAAATCCTATTCTAAATATAAAAGAACTACAAGCAATAAATAAAAAATGTCAAGAACTTGGATGGATAAAGGAGGACTAACATATGACAAAAGAACAAGCAATAGAAAGACTAAAAAAGATGATACAAATAAATAATGGTGTTATTAAAGAAGCAAGAAAAAATGGAGACATATTTGCAATGCAATTAACAGCAGATTTAGATACAGATAGCATAGCAATAGAAAAAGTATTATCTATGCTAAAAGAAAAAGACAAAATAATAGATTTAATGTTAGAAGAAATAAGTAAAAACATATTAAATACATGTCCACTTGAAGATTACAATTATGATTTAGACTGTGAAAATAAGTGTAACGATAATTATAAAGAGTGTTGGAAACAATATTTTGAAAATAAAGCAAAAGAGGTGAAATAATATGAGTATAATAGAAATAGGAATAGCAATATTGTTCGGAGGAACTGGAACAGGTCTTTGTGCAATTTGCATAGCAATAGCATATATGTTTTTTGAAAGTTAGGAGATGGTTTACAAATGAAAATACCAAAAATAATAAGTAAAGGTAATCATGAGTACATACTAGTAAAAGAATACAAAAATTTTATAATGTATGAAGATATGATAACACATAGTAAAGAGTGTTTTAATAAACAAGAGTTGGGATTAATAAAAGAACAAATAACTACAAAAGGAACAGCTAAAAAATTAGGTGGAATAAAATGTTAGGAGGTACACTAATGAGTAAATACATAAAAGAAGATATAGAAACAATGTTAAGAAATCATAAAAAGAATGAAGCTAAGTTAACAGAAGTACAATTAAAAAAAGAAGAATATCAAGAGCAATTATGTTATGCAGGAACAGTATATGAAGATACAGAATCCGAAATAATAGAAAATATGCAAATAGCTGGACAAGCTTATGATAGTATACATAGTAATACAAATAAAATATCTGATAAAGTATCAAACACAGTTATGAATTACAGAAAAGAATTAAATCATATAAACAAATTTGATAGAGACAATTTAAATTCAAAGATTATAGAGTGCGAAGCAGAAGAAAATATATTAAATAAAAAAATAGTAAGAGTAAAAAATCTATTAACTATACTTAGTGAAAAACAACGATTTGTGATTAATGAGTTTTATATAAATAGTGAAAAAGGAGATTGGAAAAGAGTATCAAAGGAATATGAAAAACAATTTCCAAAATATTTATCAATAAAACAGTTACAAAATATAAGAGATGTAGCTTTAAAAGATATGTTAGAAGTATTAAATACATAAATTTCGTTAAAATTTCGCTAAAATTTCGCATAAATTGTATTTAAAATTTCGCTTCTAATATTATATAATTATAATAGAAAAATTATAAAAAGTCGCAGATAGAAATATCAAACCCAGTGCGACAAGGTCTCATATTTAAGAATAGATGTTTTAAATGTCTATTCTTTTTATTATGTTATTAATATGCTAGGCAATTAATATAAAGATACGCAAGTATCCTCCTTTTAAGAAATATTATTATTTTACCCTGACAGAACTTTCCTAGCGAGTTCTAATTAATATTTGTAAAATAGTATGTAGCGATATATAAATAAAATTCTGTAGAAACAGGGGGTTATAAATCTGAGGAAATATAACTCTTTATATCGTTACATAGTGTTTTATAAAAAGGAGAAGTACATATGACTAATCAAGAAAGAATAGAAAAGTATAAAAAAGAAAACTGTAGCACATGCACCAAAAACATAGACTGCAAAATAGTAAGAAGAATAGACGGCAAATTAACATGCACAGAAGAGGAATAGAGTATGAAAGATATTGACTATGCAAATTGTATGCAAAGAAGATGTGAACAATGCAGATATTATGAGTATTGTTTTAGATATAAGCTAAAAAGAAAAGGAGGGAAGAAAAATGAAGAAAATAAAATTTTTAATTCAAGCAACAGATAAGAATACAAAAGAAGAATATAAAGCAGGACATATTGCAGAATTTGAAGACAAAAGAGCAGATGAGATATTAGCATTAAAATTAACAAGCGGAGAACACTATGCAATAGAAGTTAAAGAAATAGAAAAAGAAACAGCAAAGAAAGTAGTTAATAAAGAAACTGCAATAAAGAAAACTAGAAAAACAGCTAAGTAATGACATATAGAGATAATCCTAAAATTGCAAAAAAATATAAAAGCAAAAGATGGCAAAGATTAAGGGAATATAAATTATTAACAACAAATGGAATGTGTGAAAGATGTTTAAAGAAGCGGAATATATAATCCAGCAGTAATAGTACATCATAAAAAATACATTACAGATTTAAATTATGAAGATGACAATATATTCTTTAATCTAGATAACTTAGAAAACTTGTGTCAAGATTGTCACAACAAAGAACATTTTATCAATAATAAAGAAGAATATATATTTGATGAAAATGGAGATTTAGTAAGAAAATAATAATAAATAATTGTAATAAAACTCTAAATATAAAAATTATGTAAACAAAGCAAAGCCACCCCCAGTAGCTTCTAAAAATTGACCTAACGGGAGAACGGTGGGTGGGGGTTCGAAAAATACGCAAGTTGTTTTGCGTGAGGGGTGTAGTCAAGGAGGTGCGGAAATGGAAGAAGAAAAAGACGATTTACGTGAAAAACTAAGTGGTCAAGCACTCATAAAAAAAAATCAAAAAATAAAAAAGGAAACTAATAAATTAAAGAAATTATTTAAAGAATTACCAGAAAATAAAAAGAAAATGACAGAAAAACTAATTGAAAATGCTTCTTTTATGTCTATAACACTTGATGAACTTAAAGAAGATATAAAAGTATATGGTGTAAAAGAAACATATGTAAATGGTAAGGACCAATTTGGATTTAAGGAATCAATAGAAAGTAAGACGTATGGCACAATGGTAAAAAACTACATGAGTATAATAAAACAGCTAAATGATATGTTACCAGAAGAAAAAAAAATAAATGAGGATGATGAATTTGAACGATTCAATGGTTCGTTATGACATATATTGAAGAGTATTACCAGTTTTTGTTGAAAAATCCAGATAAGGCTTGTCATAAAATATTAGCAACATACAAGAAACTTGTGCAGGATATATATAATCCTAAAACGGTTTCTTTTTTTAATGAAATAACAGAAGAACAAGAAATACATACGTATATATTTAACGAAGCAAGAGGCAATAGACCAATAAATTTTATAGAGAAGTTTTGCAAACATTCTAAGGGAAAATGGGCTGGAAAACCAGTCATATTAGACTTATGGGAAAAAGCTTTTATACAAGCGTTATATGGTTTTATAGATATAGAAACAGAGTTAAGGAAGTATAAAAAAGGCATTTTAGATGTTGGGAGAAAAAATGGTAAATCTACAATTGATGGTGGACTTGGAAATTATATGCTAACATCTGATGGAGAAGGGGGAGCGGAAGTTTATTCAATTGCTACCAAAAAGGATCAGGCAAAAGTTGTCTGGGAAGAAGCTAAAAGAATGATAAAAAAGAGTCCTGTCCTAGCAAAAAGAGTAAGATGTTTAGTAAATGGATTATTCTACGATAAAACAGAAAGCTTTTTTAAAGCACTTGCATCTGATTCAAATTCATTAGATGGGTTAAATGCTTATTTTGTAATATGTGATGAAGTACACGCATGGAAAGATAAAAATTTATTAGATGTTATGTATGATTCGATGTCTGCAAGAGAGCAACCTTTACTTTTAGAAACATCAACAATGGGAACAATTAGAGAAAGTGTATTTGATAATGAATACGGATATGCTTCTGCAATAATAGATGGGTATGAAGGAAAAGAGAATGGTATAGTAGATGAAACAGTATTACCAATAATCTATGAATTAGATAGCGCTGATGAATGGCAGGATGAGAAAAAGTGGTACAAAGCAAATCCACGGTCTTGGAACAATAAAGAATATTAAAGATTTGAGAGATAAAGTTAATAGAGCAAAAAATAATCCGACAGAACTTACGAATTTATTGTGCAAAGATTTTAATGTAAGGCAAAATGACCAAGATAAATGGCTTACATTTGATGTTGCTAATAATGAGGAAACTTATAATATTAATGATTTATGTGATAATTATGCAGTTGCTGGAGTAGACTTATCAAGTACAACTGATTTAACTTGTGCAACTTTATTAATTGTTAAGAATGACAAAAAATATGTTTTACAGCAATATTTTATAGCAAGCGAAAGATTAGAATTTAAAATAAAAGATGACAAGATACCGTATGACAAATGGGAGAAGAGGGGACTTGTAACTGTGTGTGAAGGAGCAAAAGTAGATTATTCAAAAGTAACAGAATGGTTTTTAAATATAAAAGATGAATACGAGATAGCACCATTATGGATTGGTTATGATCCTTGGAACTCAAATTATTGGATAGATGAAATGAAAGAAAATGGTTTTGATATGTTAGAAGTAAGACAAGGACCTAAGACAATGAGTAACCCAATGAAACAGTTAGAAGCAGATTTGATAGATAAAAAAGTAAATTATAATAATAATCCAGTTTTAAAATGGTGTTTATGTAATACCGCAGTAAAAAGAGATGACAATGATAACATAAGACCAGTTAAAGGGCAAAAACAAAGAGCAAGAATAGATGGCACAGTAAGTTTAATAATAGCTTACTGTGTTTTATTTGAAAAAATGAATGATTATTTAGCACTACAGGAGGAGTGAAATGAGGAAAGAAAAGCGAAGTTTATTTAACATGATATTTGGTAATAAAATTCAAAATATGGTTAATGAAACTACATTGAAATTACTAAGCGGATATAATCCAACATATACAGATATTTCAGAAAATATTGATGATAATATAATTGCAAGAGAATGTATTAATACTATAGCAACGCATTGTGCAAAAATGATGCCGAAACATTATCAGCAAAATGGAGGATTAAAAAATCATATTTCTGGACAAATAAATTATATTATTAGTGTAAAGCCAAACCCATTTATGACCACATATGATTTTATATACAAGGTAGTTAGTTTATTGCTAGCACAAAATAATGAATACATTTATATCGACATAGATGAAAAAGGATTTTTAAGAGGCTTATATCCATTAAATCCGTTGTTTTGTACCTTAGTAGAGTATGAAAATGAGGTTTGGCTTAAGTTTCAATTTATAGATGGAAATACATACTATGTAAAATATAGTAGAATAATTCATTTAAGGAATTTCTATAATAAGCATGATTTTTATGGAGATACAAATCAGGTGCTAGATAAGGCAATAGAAACACAAACAGTCGCAGATGACGGAATAAAAAACGCTATAAAAATAAGTGCATCATTAAGAGGTATTTTAAAAGCGGCAAATGCGATATTAAAAAATAAAGATATAAAAAATATGAAAGAGGATTTTGTAAAGAGTTTGTTATCTAGTACAGATGGAATAGGTAGTTTGGATGCAAGAATGGATTTTAAAGAAATTAACTTAAATCCAGTTTTACTTGAAAAAGAACAACTTGAAATGGTGAATGGCAATATATATGGTTATTTTATGATATCAGAAAATATTATAAAAAGTAAATATACAGCAGATGAATGGAATGCTTTTTATGAAAGCGTTTTAGAACCACGTGCCATCCAAATGGGACAAGCATTTACTAATGCAATATTCAGTGAAAAAGCAATAAAAGTAGGGCATAGAATAGAGTTTTCTGTAAATCGTATAAAATACGCAAAAACAGAAACAAAAATAACTTTAATAAAAGAAGCGGGTGCTTTAGGATTAATAACAGTAGATGAAGGCAGAGAAATACTTGACTTGCCAGCAATTGGTGGTGAAGAAGGAAAGAAAAGATTACAGACTTTAAATGTAATAAATGCAAATTTAGCAGACCAATATCAAGGAGGTGGAAAAGATGGAAAAAGCAATAAAAGAAATGAGAATTAGTGAATTAAGGGCATTACAAGAAGATTCAGACGAGATGATAGTTGAAGGATATGCAGCAGTATTTGAACAAGAAACAGACTTGGGATGGTGCAAAGAAATTATTAGTAGAGATGCTTTTAATAATTGTAATATGTCGGACTGTGTATTTAAGTATAATCATAATGATAATTGTTTAATTCTAGCAAGAACTAGAAATAAAAGTCTAGAGTTATTAGTAGACGAAAAAGGATTAAAAATAAGAGCAAAATTAATAGATACAACACAATGCAAAGACATATATAAAATGATTCAAGAAGGATTACTTGATAAAATGAGTTTTGCATTTTCTGTTAAAAAACAAGAATGGGACTATGAGACTGATACAAGAAGAATTACTGAAATTTCACAATTATTTGATGTATCTGTAGTTGATGTTCCTGCTTACGACGGTACAGAAATATATGCAAGAAGTAAAGAAACATACGAAGAAGAAAAAAGAAAATATAAAGAATTAAAAAATGAAAAAGAAAGATTAAAATTGTTATTAAGTTTATAATCTCGATAAAAGAAGCGGTGGTAGAACTGCTTCTTTTTTGGTTGGTAGAAACCAAATAGAGGCTTTATAAAAACGGTGGTAGAACTGTAAAAAAATTAAAAATAGGAGGAGTAAAAAAATGACTTTAAAAGAATTAAACGAAAAGAAAGAAGAATTAAGAAAAAAATTAGAAAATGCTAAACCTGAAGAATTAGCTGAAATAAGAAAAGAAATTGAAGAATTAAAAGATATTGAAGTTGAAGAAGAGAAACCAGATGAAATTGACGAAAGAAATTTGTTAAAAGGAGCAATTGAAGATTTAGAAAAAAGAAATATAAAACCTTCAAATGTGAAAATTATTGAAAAACCAAATAAGGAGGAAAGAAAAGTGGAAGAAGAAAAAATAATTGAAGAAAGAGCAAAAGACCTAAAAGAAGGAAAAGCTGTAAAAATAGCTTTTGATAGTGCAGAACAAAGAAGTGTATCTGTATCAGGTGGAACAATATTAGTACCTAAAAAATACAAAAATGAAATTTCTGAAAGCTTCAATGCTGTATCAGGAATAGTAGATATGTTAAATACTGTTCCATTAAATGGAGGAGAATCTTATTCAGTAGCTTTTGAAAAAGGATACGGAGAAGGAGACTATACAACTGAAGGTGGAGAATACAAAGACGTAGATGTAGAGACAGATTATGTAGAAACAGGTAGAGCAAAAATAACATCATATATTGAGGTAACAAAAGAAGTTAAAAAATTACCTGCTGCTTCATACTTAGCTTTAATATCAAAAAGAGTAACAAGCTCAGTTAAGAAAAAAATTGGTGCACAAGTAATAGTAGGTGCTGGAACAACAAATACAATAAAAGGTATTTATAATGCAGATGCAAAAGTAATGCCAACAGAAGATGGTACAAGTGATATTGAATTAGCAGGAATAGATGCTGATACATTAAACGAAATTACTTTTGCTTATGGTGGAAATGAAGATGTAGAAGCACCACAAACATTAATATTATCTAAAGATGATTTAAAAGCATTTGCAAAAGTAAAAACACCAGACGGAAAATTTGTATATAGTATAACAAAAAATGGAGCAAGAGGAACAATATCTTATAAAGATGGAGGACTTGCAGTACCATTTGTTATAAACTCTGCTTGTAATTCTATTTCTAATAAAGAAACAACAGTTGGAAAATATACCATGATTTATGGTTCATTAATGGATTTTGAATTACCAGTATTTTCTGATTTAGAAGTTCAAGAAAGTACAGATTACCAATTCAAAAAAGGTATGATTTGCTATAGAGCTGATGCTATAGTTGGTGGAACTGTATCAAAATACAATGGATTTGTAAGAGTAAAAAAAGCAAATCCAGAAGTTTAGTTTAAAAGGAGGACTATATGGAGAATTTGTTAAAAATAGCAAAACAATGCTTAAGTATTGTTGAAACAGCAACATTAAAAGATGAAGAAATAAAAATGTTGATAAAAGCAGGAATTGAAGATTTAAAAAGAATTGGAATTAATGCAACAGAAGATACAGAAAATAGTTTGATTCAATCTGCAATTGTTATGTTTGTAAAAGCTAATTTTGGAAATATAGATATAAAAGAAAAAGAACTTGCACAAAGAACATATAGTCTTCTATGTAATAATTTAAGTTTAAGTGAAGAATATAAGGTGGTGAATAATAATGCGTGATATAAGTTGCAAATTATTATCTATCACTTCAAAAGTTGATGATATTGGAGTACAAAAAAATAGTACAAAAATAACTGAAATAGAAATTCCAATAATAAAAGTAGAAGATATATATGCAAATGAATATTATAGAGCCAATGAACAGGGTTATAAGCCATCACTAAGATTAAAAATTAGTGTTTTAAATTATAATAATCAAAAGGAACTTATATATATGAATAATAAATATTCAATAATAAGAACTCAAGAGGCAACTGCAGATGAACTAATTTTAATTTGTGAAAGGAAAGTAAAGAATGTCCAAAAACATTAAAGCCGAAGAGCTAGAAAGTACATTAAAACAATATTTAAATGAATACCAAGAAGAAATAGGAGAAGATGTAAAAGAAACGACAGATAATATAACAAAAGAAGCGGTAAAAGAAATAAAGAAAACATCTCCTAGAAGAAAGGGTACGAGAAAAAATCCTTACTATAAGGGATGGACTAAGCAAACAGGAAAACAAAACAAAGGAAAATATACAGTAAAAATTCATAACAAGACTAATTATCAATTGACACATTTATTAGAATTTGGACACGCAACTAGAAATGGCAAAAGAACAAAGGCAATACCTCATATAAGACCACTTGAAGAGAAATATAACAAAATATACGAAGAAAAATTGACAACAGTTATTAAAAGGAGGTCAAAATAATGACATTAAAAGAATTGAAAAAAAAATGTGAAGAACAAGGTTTTCAATATGCATATGGAATGTTTGATGATGAAGTAGAACCGCCACATTTAGTTGCCATAACAACAGAATCTACTAATTTTATGGCTGATAACCAAGTATATCAGAAAAAAATAAAAATTCAACTTGATTATACATATATAAGAAAAGATATTGAAGAACAGAACAAAATAGAAGATATAATCTTAAAAGATATATCTTGGAATAAAACAGAAGAAACTTATTTGTTAGATGAAGATGTATGGCAAGTAAGTTATTTTTTTGAAATTTAATAGAAAGAAGGAATAAAAATGTCTGAAACTAAAAATAAAGTAAAATTTGGATTAAGCAATGTACACATTGCGAAAATAACAGAAGCAGAAGGAAACATTACATATGGAGCACCATTTGCTATGCCAGGTGCAGTAGGTTTAAATGCTGACCCAGAAGGTGATACAACAACTTTTTATGCAGATAATATAAAATATTATATAGCAACATCAAACCAAGGATATTCAGGGGATTTAGAATTAGCAATAGCGCCAGAACAATTCTTAACAGAAATTTTAGGTCAAATAAAAGATAAAAATGGTGCATTATTTGAAAATGCTGATGATGTCACAGCAAGGTTTGCTTTAATGGGAGAAATAGAAGGAGATGCAAAAAAGAGAAGATTTGTTTACTTTGATTGTACAGCAACAAGACCAAAAACAGAAAATAAAACAAAAGAAGAAAGTACAGACCCACAAACAGACACAATATCTATTACTATGTCTCCACGTTCAACAGACAAAGCAATAAAAGCAGTAATAGAACCAAGTAATGAAAATAAGGCTGTTTATGATACATTTTTCCAAAAAGTATATGAAAAAGATGCAACAGCAGAAATTTAGGAGGTAACCTATGAAAACAATTGAAATTTGCGGTAAAAAATATGAAATAGATTGTAATGCTTTGACTTATGTTAAATATAGAGAAATGTTTGCAAGAGGAATATTTGATGATATTAAAATATTGCAGGATTTTTTAACAAAACAAGTATATCTAACCAAAAAGTTAAAAGATGAAAATCCAGAGGTAGACGATGTTGCTATAATTAACAATTTATCTACATTGATGATTGATGATATGGACTTATTTGTTGAAGCAGCAACAAGAATTGCTTATATAATGATATATACAGCTAACAAAGAAATTGAAGAATACGAAAATTGGCTTGAAAAAATATCAAGTATAAAAACAAATGATGAATGGATTGTTGAGGTAACGGAATTTGCCGTAAATTGCTTTTGTTGATAATGAACTCTATGAAAAAATAAAAAAAATAACTTCAAATGTGGGAGACATCAAAGAAGAGTACCCTGAACACGAATTTGTTGTTTCTTGTTTGAAGCTAGGATTAACAACATTGGATTTGGAAAAATTTAGTTATATAGAAGTAATGAAAATACAATATTCATTTATTTCTAGTAAAGAAAATAAAACAAACAATATATATAAAAAAGCATCGCAAGCTGATATAGATAAATTATTAGGATAAGGGGAGTAAATCCTCTTATCTATTTTTGTATGGAGGTAAAAATGGCAGGTAGTGTAAAAGGATTGGTAATTGAAATTGGTGGAGATACAAGTGGCTTACAAAAAGCATTGAGTAAGGTTAATTCTAGTACTGCTAGTTTAAGCAAGGAATTGAGAGGAGTTAATTCTTTACTTAAGCTAGACCCTTCGAATACAGAAATGTTATCACAAAAACAGACAATACTAAAAAACAATATAGAAGAAACATCAAATAAGCTTGAAAAATTAAAAGAAGCACAAAAAATTGCAGATGATGAAATTAAAAATGGAACAAAAATATCAGATGAAAATTATAGAAGTCTACAAAGAGAAATAGTTAATACTGAAAATAAATTAAAAACACTAAAGGCAGAAGCATCTAATTGGACTCAAGCTGGAAGAAGTATAGAAGAATTTGGCAAAAAAGTATCAAATATATCTAATAAAATTGATAAGATTGGAACGACAATTACAACAAAACTAACGTTACCTATTGCAGCAGTTGCGACTGGAGCGGTTAATTCAGCAAAAGAATTTGAAACAGCTTTTACAGGTGTTGAAAAAACAGTAGATGGAACAAAACAGCAAATTGCAAATTTGAAGCAAGGAATAAAAGATATGGCAGAAGAAATTCCGTCAAGTACAACTGAAATTTCAGCAGTAGCAGAGGCAGCAGGGCAATTAGGAATACAAACGGATAATATATTAAACTTTTCAAAGGCAATGATAGATTTAGGAAATTCAACAAATTTAACGGCAGATGAAGCAGCATCACAACTTGCTAAATTTGCAAATATAACACAAATGTCACAAAAGGATTTTGACAAATTAGGTTCATCTATAGTTGATTTAGGAAACAATTTTGCAACTACAGAAGCTGATATTGTAAATATGGCAATGAGGCTTGCTGGAGCAGGTCATCAAGTTGGAATGTCAGAAGGACAAATTTTAGGACTTGCAACAGCATTAAGTTCGGTTGGTATTGAAGCTGAAATGGGAGGTTCAGCAATATCGAAAGCAATGGTAAAAATGCAAAATGCCGTTGAACAAAGTGGAAACAAATTAAATAGTGTGTTAAAGAAGACAGGAATGTCTTTAAGAGATTTAGAATTGTTATCAGCTAATAATTCTAAAGATTTCAAAGATTTATGTCAAAGTATAGGAATGACAAGTACAGAAGTAAAACAACTAATTACAGCTGGTACGAATTTAGAAGATTTTGCAGCAGTATCTGGTATGACTGCTGAACAGTTTAAAAAGGCATGGAAAGAAGATGCAGCAGGAGCTCTGTCTGAATTTATAAAAGGATTAGGTCATGCACAAGATAAAGGGGAAAGTGCTATTACTATGCTATCAGAAATGGGATTGACAGAAGTAAGACTGAGAGACTCTTTATTAAGAGCAGCAAATGCAGGCGATTTGTTTAACAATGCTTTAAAAACAGGAACAAAAGCTTGGAATGAAAATGTTGCATTGACAAATGAAGCAAATAAAAGATATCAAACATTAGATAGTAGATTTAAAATCACAACAAATAAAATAAATAATATGGCAACAAACATGGGAAATAAATTAACACCAACTGTAAATAAATTTTTAGATAAAGTTGATGGATTAATTGATAAAATAGATGGGTTAACAGATGAAGAAACAGAAAATATAATAAAAACAGCAGCTTTTGTTGCTGCAATAGGACCAGCAATAAAAATAGTATCAAAGCTAGGGGATACGATGGGAAAAGGAGCAAAGGCAGTAGGAACTTTGTCACAAGCAATAGGATTAGTAGGAAAAACTTCAACAGAAAGTTTTCTAAAAGCATCTGAAAATGCTCAAATATTGACTAAAATCTTAACAGTATTGGCTTCACCAGTAGGAATAATAGGAGTTACTTCTGCTATTACGGTTTTATCTATAGCACTAGCATATTTTACATCAGAAGAAATAAAAGCACAAAAGGAAGCAAAAAAATTAGCCGAGGCACAAGAAGAATCAAGAAAAAAACTCGAAGAGTATAATGCTGAAATCGATAAAAATAGAGATGCAGAATTATCACATATAAGTTCAGTTCAAAGTTTAAGAAATGAATTAACTAAATTAGTTGATGAAAATGGAAAAGTAAAACAAGGATATGAAGGCAGAGTTTCTTTTATACTAAATGAAATGAACAAAGCATTAGGAACAGAATATAAATTAAATGGAAATGTTATAGATAGTTATAAGAATTTACAATCAGAAATTGATAAAACAATAGAAAAGAAAAAAGCAGAAATAAAATTAAATGCAGATGAAGAAAAATATAAAAATGCTATTGAAAATCAAAAACAAGCAGTAGAAAAGTTAAAAGACGCACAAGAAAAATTAGGAATGTCTTATGACGAAGTAAGAGAAAAATATGGAAAATATATAGATAAGATAAATAATAATACACTTACAGCAAAAGATGTAGAAGAAATAGGTTCAACAAAAGAATACAATAAAATTTTAGAATTAAAAGAACTGGTAAAAAAATATGAAGAAGCAGAAAAAGAAGTAAAAATTTATACGGATAATGTAAAAACATATGAAGAGAATTACGCTAAATTTACAGAAGGAAAATATAGTGAGATTGGAAATATTATAATATCTTCTACAGAAGATTGGACAACAAAAACTTTAGAACAATTAACAAAATCAATAGATGAACAAAGTAATAATCTAAAAATATACCAAGATATTTATTCGAATACTGGAAATAATGTAGCATTACAACTTGCACAACAGGCAAAAAATAATTTAGATTCACTAGTTAACGAGTTAGCGAATAGAACACAAACGTTATCAGAATTAGGACCAACAGAGATTGAAGCATGGAAAAAAATTGCAACAGAAAGTTATGGGACTTATAGTGAACAATTAGCCAAGATGCCACCTGAAATGCAGAAAAAAATACAGGAATCAACAGGAGTAATTGCTGCAGGTACTCCACAAATGAAAGAAAAAGCAGCTGAATTAGGAGAAAAAACAGTAGAAGAATTTGACAGAAATTCAGATGCAAAAAGTAAGGCCTTAAAAACCATAACAGGATATTTAAATGGATTAGATGATGATACCAAAAAAGAATTACTAAAGGAGATTGGGATAGAAGATTCTGATATTGTTTTAAAAGAATTAGACAAAGGAGATGTATCAGAAAAGAACGGGAAAAATATTCTGGAAGGTTTATGGAATGGATTGAAAAATAAAACTTGGCAAGGGAAAATTTTAGGAGCTGCTTCTGGCTTAGCACAAGCTGTAAATAAAGCTTTTACAGGAAAAGATGGATGGGATGAACATTCGCCATCTAAGAAAATGAAAAAATTTGCAGAATATTATATACAACCAATTTCAGATGTCATAAACAAAAGAAAGAAGAGTATAATAAATACTGCACAAAATTTAGCTTCAAGTATTAATGAAAAATTTGATACAAGTGTAAAAATGCCTAATATTCAAGATTTTGGTAAATTGCAAGGAAATTTAAGTAGCAAGGTAATAGACGGAACGAAAACAGTATTTACAACTCCACAAATTATTTTTAACGTACAAGAACTAGATAAAACTAGATTAGAACAATGTTTTAACTATGTTAATAAAAAATTTGGAAGCGAATACTAAAAAAATATATATCCTCGACAATATTCGACATAAATGATTAGAAAAAAGTGATATAATTAAAAATATTAGGAGGATATCATGGAAAGAAAAAATGAAAAAAACAATAACAATATAGAAATGAAGGCTCAAACAATATCAATTATTATAATCATTATTCTTATATTACTAAGTGGATTTATGTTAAAAAAATGGTGGGATGGCTTAGGAAATGAAAAGAGTTTTGGAGACAATGAAAAAATAGAAGCATATGTAATGTCTCAAGATTATATGAAGACATATCTCACAAACCCATCATCGGCTAAATATCCACCGTATTCAAAAGTAACCGTTATTAAAACTGGTGACAGATATAAGATTGAAGCATATGTGGATGGTAAAAATAGTCTTGGAGCTACTATTCGAACAAAATATACGATGATCCTTAATAAAGAAAATGATGGCGGATGGACAAAAATATCTTGTAATATTGAATAAAAATAAGCACTCTTTATTGAGCGCTTATTTTTATAGAAAGAGAGGGATGAGAATGTGGTAAGAAAATTCAAACTAATAAATGAAAAAGGACAAGAATATTCTTTAATGGATATAAAAAAAAATTGTTTATTAACAGAACCATCAGGTTTAGGATACAGTTATTCAACAGATTATGAACAATTAGGAGATGAATTTCTAGCTAATTTAAGAAAATTGGAACAGGGAATTATATCAGGAACAGTAAATTTTATTAATTATGATAATTTTTTTGATTTTAGCAATTTTGTAGAAACAGCACAAAAATTAAAGTTTGTATATGAAATACCATTTAAAAACAAAAGTATAACATATTATAGAGATGTAAATATAAAAAGTATAGGGAAATCAGAAAAACAAACAAATGGAATAATATCAGAAGCGGTTGAATTTGATTGTCTTTCTTTATGGTATGAACAAAATGAGACAATATTTAAAATAGAAACATATGAAGATGAAATGCGATATGATTATAAATGGAATAGTAGATATATAGATTACAATATTAGAGCAATTCAATTTAATAACAGAGGACATATTGAAGCACCTTTTCAAGTGGAAATAGATGGATTTGTGCAAAATCCATCTATTTCTATTTTTGTTGATAATGAAGAGTATGCAAAAATAACAATTCCTATTACTATAGATGAGTTTGAAAAGTTTTTATATTCAAGTAAAACAGGAGAAATTTATATACAAAAACAAAATAAAGATGGTTCAAAAGAAAATTTATGGAAAAAAGCATATATAGATATAACGAAACAAAATATTTTTAAGTTACCTATTGGAGTATCAGAAATAAGATTGACAGCGGAAGATGATGTTTTAAATGCTAAATTGATTATTTTTCCACAATATAAGGTGGTGTAAATGGAAGTAAGAGCAAATTTTAATAATAAGAGTTATAAATTAATATTCAATAAACAAAGTGGATTTTACGAAACAGAAATAAAAGCTCCACCTGTTGGAGGAATATATAATGCTGAGATAAAATTTGAAGATTTATTGGGAAATATAGAAAATACAAATAAAAAGATTCAAATCTTAGTAAAAGAAAATAAATGTAAAAAATCAGAAGAAACATTAGTATATTTTTTAGATAAATCAGATTTAGAAATAAAAGATGTTATTGAATTTGAAAACTATGAATACGTAATAGATGAAGAAACAAACAAAACAACTATTTTTGAAGTGATGAGAAAAATAAATGCTGAGAATGGAGACATAGTCGTTTTACAAAGAAATGGAAGTATAGATTATATTGGAATAATTAAAAACATAGAAAATGAAGATGGCGAAGCTAAAAGAAAGATATTTTTAGATTATATTTCAAATATTTTTGATAGAAAGGTTATTCTTGAAAACGAAGACATAATTAAAAATTCTGGAATAGAAGATTTTATTGCAAAGGAAATATATAATAATTTTACTAATTCAGATGATGAATTATTGAATATTAATTGGCTAGAAGTTGAAATAAAAAGTCATACAAAGATCAAAAAGTCTGTAGATAACGAAGATGGCATTTATAATTTTCATACATTTATTACAAACTGTAGTCAAAATTATAACATTATTTTAGATTTTTCATATAAAGATGGAAAAATAAAATTATCTATATATAAACAAGATGCAGAAACACAATTAATAGATACTACTATATCAGATATAAGTAATTATGTAGAAAAATTTGAAACGAGTGTAGTAGCAAAAGTAGTTGTGAAAACTGATACTGATGTACAAAAATGGTATTTGTTAAGCGATAGAACTACAACGCAAGACAAAGATAATAAAAATAGAGCAACAGGAAAAATCGAAACAGTATATACAGCAAAATCAGAGGATGCAAGACAAACAGCATTAGATACATTTAAATCAAATACATACAATCACTATATATCATTTAATATAAATAGGAATAGCAAATTATTTGATGTAAATAAATTAAAGATAGGAACACCACTAAATGTTAGAACTAATAACAATATAATATTAGATACTTATATTTCAGCAATTTCAGATACTGGCGATAACTTTATAAGTATAACGTGTGGAAATATGAGAATCAAGTTCATAGATAAATTATTGAAAGAGAGGAATAAATAATGATAAAAGGTTTTAGATTTACAAATCAGTTAGCAAATGCAGAAGTAGATGCAAGAATACATCAAGAATTTTTAAATAAAAATGATGGTATTTTTTATGGTATGAATATAAGCAAAACAAATAATTCTATAACTATTGCAGAGGGATTATGTGAAATAGCAGGAAGACCAGTTGCGGTAATAGATACAGAGACAGTAAATGTTGGTACAAATACGTCATATTGCATATTAATTTTAGAGATAGATTTGTCAAAAGATTCAACAAAAGATGTTTTTGAACAAGTTTCATTTAAAATATTAGAATCAAGTTCGGCATATCCAAATGTAACTCAAGAAGACATAAATATGTATAATGGTGAAAATAATATCTATCAGCTAGAATTTGCCCGTTTTAGGACAGGAAGTACAGGTATAATAGAATTTAAAGATACTAGAAAATTTTTAAGTTTTACAGGCATATATGCTCAAATAAAAGCAGACTGCGAAAAAGTGATGGCTGAAATAAAACAAGAATTAGCAAATGTGAAAGATGGAAGCGATTATTTATTAAAAAGTACAGGTGGAACAGTAAAGGGAAAAACAATTTTTGAAGGAGGAATAGAAGGAAATGTCAAGGGGGATGTTACAGGTAATTGTAGTGGCTCTTCTAGTAGTTGTACTGGCAATGCTGCTACTGCTACAACTGCAAATAGTGCAAAAGGTTGTACACGGAAATAGCGCTACAGCAACAAAATTGCAAACAGCAAGAAGTATTGCAATAGGTGGGGCAGTCAAAGGAAGTGCTAATTTTGATGGAAGTGGAAATATTACAATTAATACTTCGCAAAATAATATAGCACTAATATCTGGAACTATAAAATTAAAAGCTAATACTAGTGAAAAAGCAACAGAAAATATGTGCACATATACAGATAAAGCAATAGATTATCCAAGTGGCTTTTCAGCTAATAATTGTGTAGTAATTAGTTACGGAAGACAAAATAATAGTAACTACGGGTATGCATATGGTTGGGATAATTATTTAGATAGTATGGATCATCTAATAGGAATATTACCAATGAGAATTAACTTATATGGAAGTAGTACAACAGAATATTCAAATAAAATTAGATTACAAATGGGAAACTTAACTACTAAGGAAGTAGAAATTCCATATAAAATAGTATTAATGAAGATTAGTTAATCTTTGTTAATACTAGTTATGATAGAAAGGATTAAAAATGTCTAAAATAATAGAAAAAGTAGTAGAACCAGACCACATAGAAACTGGTTCTATTTTTAAATTGAAAGTAAAAGTAATTAGATATTTAACATATAGCGAAATTAAACAATTAACAGTATCAAAATTAAAAGAATTTACAGTAAATCAATTGAAAGGAGAAGAGTAATTTGAAAAATATAGAGTATGATATACCAATTTTTGAATCTAATGATCTTGCTGATTTAGACTTATATTCAGAAAAAATGGCAACAGCTATAAAAGGACAAATTGATAAATTTGGAAATCCATTAGCATTTAAAGGGATTAAGCAAAATATAAGTGAATTAGATTTAATTTCTAATGCTCAAAGTGGAGATATATATGGTGTTATCGAAACTAATAAAAATTATATTTGGAATAGTAAAGAATGGATTATTTATTCGGATATTATGGAATTAGATAATTATTATAATAAAGAAGAAATAAATAAAAAAATAGATAATATCCAAGCACTTCCAACTGGAGGAGCAAAAGGACAAGTTTTAACAAAACAAAGTGAAACAGAAGGAGATGCTACTTGGGAAGATATAGAAGCAAACGAAGTTTATATAGGTAACCCAGCAGAAGCTCCTGAAACGGCAAAAATAATAATTGAAGATGAAGATTTAGAAGAAAGTTCAACATTAGGAAAGTCAGAGGTATATGTAGGAGCAGAAGAACCGACAACTGGGGAAAAGGTGTGGTTTAGAAAAGGGAAGAACCATTTTAATGGAGAATTAAAAGCAGGAACTTTTTTAAACGGAGTTCCCAATACAAAAATGTCAACAACAAGAATTAGAAATACAGAATATATAGGTGTTAAAAATAATACAGATTATACAATTAGTGCTAAATATTCAAAAACACTACAAATTAACGTAATGATATATGATGAAGATAAAAAATTTATTAAAGAAGTAGGTTGGAATAATGTACCTTACACATTCACAACAACTGATACAACTAAATATATAATGTTTGCATTAAGAGAAAGTTCAAATGCAAATATAACTACAAAAGATATTACAGAAATTCAATTAGAGCAAGGTTCAAAAGCAACATCATATGAAGCTTATATAGAACCACAAATATTTGTCAGAAACTCAAATGGAGCGTATGAAGAGTTTACAAAGAATAACAGTAAAGAAATATCTTTTACTAAAAATGATGCAAATGCTATTTTTTATGAGAGTGTTTATGCTACAGAAAATGAAGTTCAAATATGTGGAGATATAAGATATTCATATACAAGTGGTACTAATCTAAAAGCATTTACCATTGATAGTAAGTATTTACCAATAATTAATAATGAAGATAATAAATCAAGATATCCAATTAGTACAGACAAAGGTGCAAATGGATATGCAGAAGTAAATTCAAGTGGAGAGGTATACATACATACTAATGGGGTAGCAACAGCAGCAATAATAAATATAAGATATAGATATAAATAAATTAGGAGGAAGTTATGAAAATAAAAAAGAAAAACACAACAATACCGATAAATGGAAAAATAGTAGATACAGAAAATGTAGAAGATAAAACAAGTAATGCACCAAGTATGAGACTAGTGGAAGAAATGACAAAAGATATATATTCAACTGAAGAAAAGAGAATTGGAACTTGGATAGATGGAAAAACAATTTATCGAAAAGTATATCATATTGATACAGTAGCAGGAACTACTCAATATCAATTAGATACTAATTCAAATATTGATTTTATTACAAGATATAGTGGTTCAATATATAACCCATCAACAGGAAGTTTGTATGCATTAGGCTCTGTTCATTCTGAAAACACAAGCCATAATTATAAACAACTTTATCTGAATAAAAATGAACAAGTATTAAGAATGGACATAGGAGATTGGCAAACTACTGGTGGATGGAAATTATATATTATACTGGAATATACAAAAACAACAGATTAGGAGGAAGTTATGAAAGTAAGAAACTCAAACGGAGAATTAAAAGAATTAGTAATAAAAGCAAATGATAGCATACCAGCAAATGGAATTATAGACTTTGATGGAGATGTAGTGCCAGAGGGGTATGAAAAGGCAGAGGATGAAGATTGGGAAAATTTAAATGAAGATTATGGATGTTATTATAAGATGATAGGAAAGCAAGTATTTATAAGGGCAGTATCAGAAAAAAATGTAACATTAAAAGCATTTGCGACTAATATAATTGGAACATTACCAGACAAATACAAACCAGCTTATCAAATTAGATTTAATCCATATTCGAGAAGTTATAGTACAGTTTTTTGTGAAATTAATACTAAAGGAGAAGTCTTTTTATTTAATTGGGATGCGGAAAAGACTTTTGAAAAAGGGCAAATTGCATTTTATATAAATTATTATGTTGATTAGGAGGTGTAAAGATGCAAGATACAGAATTAATTGAAAAAGTAGCACACTTAGAAGAACGAGAAAAGTCAAATACAAAAAGAATAGATGTTGTTGAAAATAAAGTAGAAAATATATACGACTTAACATTAAGTGTAAGAGAAATAGCAACAGAAATGAAAGCAATGAGAGAAGAACAAAATAAAATGAACGAACGCTTAAAAATAATAGAAGAAAAGCCAATTAAGGACTATGAAGATACTAAAAAACAAGTAAAAGGCAAAGTAATTTCTTTTGTGATTGGAATAATATTAACAGCAATAGCTTTTGCATTAGGGCTAAGCAAATTTATGTAGGAGGTGAACTAATATGGAAAAATTAAAAACAATAGCAAAATACTTAACAAATATATTAGCAATAGTAAGTGCATTAGTAGCAGGAATAAATGCAGTAGATGGAATAACAATACCATATGCAATACAAATAGTACAAGTTATTGCAGTAGTACAAGGAGTTATTGGAACATATTTGTTAGGACAAAAAGCAATTAATAGTAAGGAGGAATAGTTATGGAAGATGAAATTGTAGAAACAATGGAACTTGCAGAAGAAGATACAAGAGGGGAGGCAAACGAATAATGAATATAGAAGAAAGATTATTAACAATAAATCCATATTCAAGAAGTGGAGAAAAGCAAAATAAAATTGAAAAAATTGTAGTTCATTGGGTTGGAAATGCAGGAAGCTCTGCATTAGGAAATAGAAACTATTTTGAAGGATTAAAAGATAGCCATAAAACATATGCTTCAAGTCATTATGTAATAGGTTTAGATGGCGAAATAATTCGTTGTATTCCAGAAAATGAAGTTGCTTTCCACTCAGGCTCATATAGTATGAATAGAAAATCAATAGGAATAGAAGATTGCCATCCAGACTGGGATGGGAAATTTAATGAAAATACATATAACAGTTTAGTAGAATTATGTGCAGATATATGCAAAAGATATAATTTAGGCATAGATGCAATTATAAGACATTATGATGTAACAGGAAAAGAATGTCCAAGATACTATGTAAGAAATGAACAAGAATGGATTAAATTCAAAAATGATGTAGCAAATAAAATAGGACAAGCTACAACTACAGTAGCAGTACCAAAAGTTGAAGGGAGTGATGAACCAGTGAGAAGATATAAAAACGGTTCAACAAAAGAAATTATATATGCAGATACAAGCTTAACAAAAGTTATAGGAAGTTTAAGCCCATACGAAGAATGTGATTGTTTTGGAATATTTAATGGAAGACCAATGGTAAGATATAATGTTTCTGGAACAGGTAATTACAAGATAGGATTTGCTAAATGGACAGGTGGAGTTAGATAAAATTAAGAGGTAAGTTGATTAATTTCAATTTACCTCTTTTTTGCGTTTTATAGAGGTATATAATTACATTAATTGAAAAATAAAACGGCTTAAAATGGATTGTAAGAGGTGGGATTTTCATTGAAATACTAAGAAAAATAAGTGTTGCAATTTTTATATTCTTGTAATATAATATATAAAAATAAGAAGAATGGGGGTGCTATTATGGAAAGAGAAAATGATATAATACAAGATTCATATTATCTAATAAATTTATTTCATGAAGATGGACAGGAAGTTACACAATTACATGTTCAAAAATTGATGTTTTTATTTGAAGCTTATTATATGAATGCAATGGATAAAGATAAATTATACGAGTGCGGATATAAAGCTTGGAACTTTGGACCAGTAGCACCAAAATTATATAAAAGATATAAAAACTGTGGAAAAGATGATATAATACTGACTAAAGAAGAAGAAGATTTGGGAAATCAAATATCAATTGAGAAAAAAGAATTGATGAAAAAATTATATGAAACATTCAAAGAATTTTCTGCAATGGATTTAGTTGCTTTTACACACGCAAAAGGCTCTCCTTGGAGAAATGTTTGGGAAGAAAATCCATACGGAGATATCTCTAAATTGAGTATAAAAGATTGGTTTAAACAATATGTTAAAAAATAATGAAGAAAACATAGAAAGAATAAAACATATCATCAACCTAGATAGGGAAAAAATAAAAGAAACCGCAGAAGAAAATCAAAAAGATATAAATATAATAGAAGACTGTAAGACCTTTTGTGAAAAATATGGAAAAGAAGATTTAGAAAACATAGATATATATAATTTAAAATTAATATGTAATCTTGGAAATGGACTACTTAATAATTATTTTATTACAAAGGATACAGAAAAAAATGATATAACTACAATATTGCAATTAGAATATATTATAATGAATGCTAGATATATATTAAATTTAAAACAGATAGAAAATACTAGACAAAGCACAGTGGAATTTAATGAAAAATTAAATAAAATTATAAACAGAGCAGAAAAACTAGAAAAAGATACAACAGAAGAAAAAAGAGAAATAAAGCATATGAAGAATGATATAAAAAGTATAATAACAACAATATTAGCAATAGTTTTAGCATTTTCTATTATTCCAACAGCTATAACAGCTGTTACAAAAATGAATACTAATTATATATTACCTTTTATGAGTAGTATTATTTTATTTGCAATGTTTATGGTTATTTTTATATATAGTATTTATCAGGACAAGATAAAAGTAAGTACATGGATTATATTTGTCATATCAATAATAGTATGTCTTACATTATGGGTAAATGCAATATATAAGTTTAGTGATATTGAGGATGTTAATAAAGTAAAAGAACTAAATAGCATATTAAAACAATCAGAAGAAGAGAACTAGCAATAGTTCTTTTTTCTATCTGACACAGTTCGACACACAAAACAAAAAATATATGCTATAATAATTATAGTTATTATAAGAAAAATGGATTAGTCTCAATATGAATTATACCAAGTTCATATTGGGACTTTTCTTTTGAATAAAAATACCAAAATTGTAGAGACTACTACTGAGGTGTTTTTATGACAGTAGAATTAAAAATAAAAGAAATTCGTAAGCAAATGAAGATATCACTAGAAGAATTATCAGAAGAAACAGGAATAGAAAGACATAGATTATCAGAAATAGAAGATAATGTAGATAAAATACTATTTATAGAAATGTTAGTAATAGCAGAAAATTTGGGTAAAAAAATAACGGACTTATACAGCACTGGAAACTTAGAGCTACAATAGATGTAGCTCTTTTTAGTGTAAAACCTAAAATTCGACAAGAAACGACTTTTGTAAAAGGAAATACTAGTTTCATAAAATATTTTAAGTTCTTTATAAAATATAATATACAATAACTATATCAAAAGAGCTCGGATGAAATAAAGTATATTGGAGAAATAAACATGAAAAATGTCGAAGAAAATAATGAAAAAATATTTACAAAAAATAAGAAGAAGGGTATAATTGGAAAGAAAAATGACCTCTTTACTGCAAATAATAAAAAATATTTGCAAAGGAAGGGATTGGTAATGAAAAATACAGAAGATGTAACATTAAAGAAAATAGAAAATGAATTAAAATGGAAAGAAAAAATAATTATAAGAATTTTTAATAAAACATTTAATAAGGTTGCGAATTTAGTTAGAATAAATACTGTAAATCAAATGATAAAGTAATGCAATAAATAATGCAATAGAAAAAGTTTTATAAATATATATGTAATTTATAAAAGGTTGAAATAGCGTAAAATAATAGTTATGTGGTTGTGCCTAGTATTTAATAAATTATAGAAATTACATAAAAACGCCTAGGCACACCAC